CTTCATGGAGAGACAATTAACTTTATTACCAGCTATCGATGATAAGAAAGTACAAAAGGAAGTAGTAAGCGTATTAAAGGAGTATAGAGCACTCAAAATGAGATTTAGTAATGATGTGGAGCAGGAAGGAATCAGTTTATTCCCTGAGTTACGTGATTCAAGGAATACGAGTAAATGGAAGGTGCAACAGGTAGAGAAAGCACTTAACAATTTATTAGATGAGGATGAGCGTAAAATTGTTGAGCGTAAGTTTCTAACGAACGAGAGAGTAAAAGATTCGGATGTTTATCATGATCTACTACTTAAGAAGACGTATTTCTACGAGAAGAAGCAGAGTGCAGTTAAATTGATTGCTACAGCACTTGGAATCATCTAAAAATAGCGAACAAAACGCGGTCAAAATGCGAACTTTTTGGGGGACTAAATAAAATGCTAAAAATTATAAATTATATGTACAAGCCCTTTGACAACCGCATATCGAAGAGGATTAGTACACCTATCAGTGAAACGTTCTTATGCGAGAATGTCACGGTAACGTATACCGCATAGTAGGGCGGGCAAGGCGGTACGAACCCGCGTTAAGACGAAAAGACCAATGAACGTATTACAATGACATATTCCAGTGTGGCGGGTGTGAGATAACTCGCATTCGTCATGCTGTTTCTAATTTGTATCAATCCATCAATACAGAATCCACCTTCTGTATTGAATATTGATATAAAATTCAATATTCCTGTTATGTTGATTTCTAAGAATGGGGATGGTTTTCATGATTATGTGAATTCCGTTCTAAAAATCTAAAACAGTATACGTATCTCGTACATTAGTGATTACTCACGATTCTTATTAATGACCAAAACGAGGGCAAAGAGTTCCACTCTTTGTTTGAACCAATGTAGCGGAACTCCCACCGCGCCCCCTTATACATTGGTTCAAACAAGGCGTCGGAAGAAACGCATACGTCTTGATATAAAATTAAAAAACTTTATAAGAGAGCGCCTACCTCTCTTTGAGCCGATGACAGCTCTTACGCATGGAGCACCTACTGAACGTCGTCGGTTGAAAGAGATTATGGAAACTCTTGCTCTTCTCCCAGCCACTGAACACAGGGCGTGTAGCCATACTAGTTGATGCGGTGGCTTGGAGAAGGTTGAGAGTACTCAGCCTTGGACTAAGAGAAACTTTGCCATTTGTTTTCTCTCTTCCATCCCCTTGAAAGCTGTCACTTCTGTGATGGCTTTTTATTTTGTAGGATATTCTCATTTTCTGTCGAATAGATAAAAGGAAGGGAGATGGATATTATGACCAAGAACGAAATTTTAAAAACAATAATAACGCATTTAGAAAACAAACCTTTTACACATATAAGCGATATACGAAGTGCTGTAAAAGAAGTATTGAGAAGTAGAGGGCAGTTTGGTGAAGTAACAAGACAACAAGGTAACGTAAGAATTACAGAAACACTTACAATGAGTGATAGAGTTGCTCTAGAAACAAATGAAATTATATACGACTTTCTATATGGTCGTGTTATAACTCCTGGTACAGATGAATTCAATCTTGAATTACCGTGGGTTCATTTATCTAATCCGGAAAAGTTAGCTGAGATAAAAAACGCATTAGAACAAGAAGTATAGCAAAGAAAAGTGCATCCATAACGGGTGCTTTTTTCTTTGTTATATAGAAATTACACATTAAACGTGAATATGGACAAAATGGACATTTGATTAGGAGGCAAGTATATGAATTTAACATTTGAAAATTTAGAGAAGTATTTTAACCTTGCTCTTAGTTCTGGGGCAGATTATGTTGGGGTACAAGTCGAGATGGAAGGATTTGCGGAACCGGAGATTATTATTAATGGCAAAGCAAACATTGCAGATAAACTAAAGTATTACGAAAAAACATATGATGCAGAATTAAACCATAAATTCGCTGAAGGTATTCGTATTACTGGTTTTGCTTTTGCTGACTCATTAGACGAGATTGAAAATTACTTGTTTACATTTAATGATTAAACCAATAGCAATTATCGCAGGCGCTGCCGTGATCTGGGTGGCGTCTTGTTTGTTGTTAAGGAAAGATAAGGGTTACAAAACAAACGAACACAACGAACGAAAAGGAAAAGCAAGAATCAAATGATTCCTGCTAGGTGGAGAGCTTGGATTAGTTGAGCAAGGGCTGAGATTAATTCACCAGTAGCTGCAACGAATTCAGGTGAAACGGTAATGTTTAGTTTATCCTTGATTTCTATTTTCATAGTACAACCTCCTTGTAATGGTATAAGTACATGAATTGGAGAATTTGGGTTTCTCTTGGCTATATACATTCGGAGGCTAATGAAGTAACAAAAATAGAGATAGTTAATGATGTCCCGTTTAGGTCTACCCTATACGGACATAAGAGAGCAAACGAATTAATCATATTTACCAACGTCCTGTTTACATGTACGGAAAATAAATGGTATTATGTACTTAGAATTAATTTCCGAACATGTTAACGGACAAAGGGGAAGATATTATGATAATCGGTTATGCTCGTGTTTCTACACAAGAACAAAATTTAGCAAGGCAATTGAAACAGCTAAGTGATTATGGATGTGATCATGTGTATGAAGAGAAAACAAGCGGAGCGACAACAAACAGAGAAGAACTACAGTTAATGCTAGATAACTTAAAAGAAGGTGACACAATTGTGGTTACCGATTTAACTCGAATTAGTCGTAGTACAAAGGATTTATTTGAACTCATTGAGGTTATTAAGAGTAAAGGAGCTTCAATTAAATCAATAAAAGATACTTGGCTTGATACAACTAGCGATAACCCATACAGTACTTTCCTGCTCACTGTAATGGCTGGAGTTAACCAGTTAGAAAGGGATTTGCTTAAGATGCGTCAAAGAGAAGGAATAGACCTTGCTAAACAACGTGGCGTATATAAGGGAAGACCTAAAAAATACGGTGATAAAAACCCTAAAATGGAGCATGCTTTAGAACTGCTTGCTAATCGTGAAGAAAATGGGTACACAGTGAAGAAGATATGTGAGGTTACTGGTGTAAGTCGTACGGTGCTTTACGAGAGAGCAAAAGAAAAGGGGATTATGTAGGAGGGGAAAGGGATGGGAGAATTTAGTTTTATGATACTGGAGAAGTTTGTAAGAGTTGTTGGAACCAAACAGAGTGGAGTATACCTAATTAGAGATAAGGGGAATCGTATTGTTTATGTAGGGAAAGCGGTAGATTTAAAAAGTCGTATCAGGGATCACTTTAATGGACACACAAATACCCAAGTCTACTCAGTTTTCTTCTATGAAGTGGCGGTTATTATAGAAAATAGTTCAATAAAAAGATCAATGATTGAAACTAACTTAATGTTTGAATATAAACCAGTATTCAATAAAGAAGTTCAAGAAGAGTTCCCAGATTTGTATAATGAATACCTTAGGGATAACAGTGGGATACATCAAAATATACCTGCGGTAAAAGATGCTCTTGAAGAGAAAAGAAGAAGAGAAGAAAGACATAAGAAAGACAAATTGAGAGATAAAGTAATATCTACAGTTGGAGATAAAGCTTTATTTTATGATATTGTTTCATTTCTTGACAACGGGTACAATCCTCATTTCTTGTCTAGAGGGCTTAATATTGAGTTAGAAATCATAAGGTATATTCAAAAAAACAGAAAAGAATATCGTATACCTAAAACTCATAAACGGACTATAAAAACTAATGATTTAATATATTCCTTAACCGGTAAGAAAGGAAAGATTAACAAAAGATTAGACCATTTACTTTAAAGTAGCGAATCCGCTGCTTTTTTATTTTATAAAGAAAAAAGCCCTACCTGGGCTAGATACTTTTCTTCATGCCGCATTTACGGCACTCTCTTAAATAGATGAAATTTTTAACGGAACTTTTGAATGCGGTATTTCCGCAATTATCACAGCGACCGCTGATTTTATCAGGAAGTTCTGTGTATGTGTATATCTTGCTTAGATCATACTTTTGTTCAGGCTCTTTATTTTCCATTAGTCTCACCTACATATCAATCTGAATTAATACAGCTTTACCATAATAACATGAAGTGTTCATATAATGGATATTTTTATTTGATAAAGAGAACCTGCAAACCTGCAGATTCTCATGATAATGATTCATGGAGCAAGACCCGAAAATATAATACAATAATTCGAAAATGAGTTCAAGTAAATAAAAAGAACCCGCTGGAGTTCGGGTCCTTTCAGAAGTGATGATGTATTCTCGGCTTGGGAACTGAGAAAAACACAAAAATATAATACAACGAGTTTTAGAGAATTTCAATACTAAATTAGGGATTACCATGAGGGGGAGTTATAACGAGTTTCTTCCTATTAATATAGAAGGTGGTGGGTGATATGAAGTGAAACAAAAACACGAGTTAGCTCAAGAAGATTACATGCAAGGTATGAAGTATAAGGAACTGGCTGAGAAATATGAGGTCAGTGTAAATACCGTAAAGTCATGGAAGACCAGATATAAATGGGATAGAAAAAGTGTGCATACAAAAGATGAAAAAGTACGCACACAAAAGAAAACAGGTGCACCTATTGGTAATAAGAATGCAGTGGGTAATTCAGGAAACAAGAACCCTAAATGGGGTAACAAGAACGCTGTAGGGCATGGCCCGCCAAAAGGGAACCATAACGCTATGACGCATGGATTATTCAGAAAGATAATTCCTAACGATGATCCGCATGCTATGGAATTACTTGATGAAATACAAAACCATACGGAATTAGATATGCTGTTTAATTCTATCCAGTTGCAATACTTTAACATTCTTAATTCGCAACGCATCATGCATGTTCGTGATAAAGACGATATGTCGAAGGAGATTATTAGCGAGTCTGAAGGTGGAGAAGCTTACATGGTTCAGTTTGCGTGGGATAAGCAAGCTAACTTACTTACTGCTTACTCACGAGCAATGACATCATTATCTGCTATGATTGAGCGGTTCGATAAGCTAGCTAATGTAGACGATGAAAGAAGATTAAAATTAACTCAAATGAAAGCTAACATTGAGAAAACTAAAGCTGATACTGCTCGTATTAAGGGTGAAGATGGCGAAGAGTACGAAGACGACGGTTTTAAGGAAGCGCTAGAAGGTAAAGTAGAGGAAGTGTGGGATGACCATGACGACGATTCCGAAGCGTAAAAAGAAGCCTGCTCCATTCAAATTTAAGCCATTCTCCAAGAAGCAGCTGAAAGTATTAACTTGGTGGAAGCCTAATAGTCCTGTTAAAAATTATGACGGGATTATTTGCGATGGCTCCATTCGTGCTGGTAAGACAGTATCAATGGCTCTATCCTACGTTATGTGGGCAATGGAATCATTTGAAGGTGAGAACTTCGGTATGTGTGGTAAAACGATTGGTTCGCACCGTCGTAACGTTATAACGCCACTTAAAAAGATGCTGAAGTCTCGTGGTTATAAGGTTAAGGATCATAGAAGTGAGAATATGCTTACGATTACTAAAGATGGCGTGACAAACTTCTTTTATATCTTTGGTGGTAAAGATGAAGCGTCACAGGATCTTATCCAGGGTAGTGATGCCCCCCGCTATAGTAATATGGTGGTAAACATCGGACAAAATCGGCAGACACTAAGTTTCTTCCGGGAAGGTGTAACACTAACTGGTTGTTATGTAGTATAATTATTGCATAACAAAAAGGGGTGTTATCCATGAAAGATTTAACAGGTGAAGTGTTTGATATGATTACAGTTTTAGGTTTCTCTCACTTCCAAGGAGAAGGGAAACACAAACGTGTATTTTGGAAGTGTAAATGCGAATGTGGTAAAGAATTTGTTAGGAGAGCAGATCAAATAAAAGCGAAAAACATTTATAAAAGTTGCGGATGTTATCGCGAAAAGGTACTAGCTGCTAACAACTTCAAAATAAATAACCCTAATAAAAGTCATGGTTTATCAAAAACAAGGTTATATAAGATATATAGCAAGATAAAAGAGCGATGTTATTATGAAAAATATCCTGAGTACCATCTGTATGGTGGTAGAGGGATTGTTATGTGTGATGAATGGAAAGATGATTTTATGAACTTCTACAATTGGTCTATTAATAGTGGATATAACGACTCGCTTTCTATTGATAGAATTGATTTTAACGGTGATTATGAACCGAATAATTGTAGATGGGCAGACGATATCACACAAGGAAACAATAAACGAAATAACATCGTATTAACGCATAACGGTATGACCATGACAATGCCAGAATGGGCTAGGTATTTAAACTTACCATATTCAGTATTAGCAAACAGAAGAAAGAAAGGTAAAACTGTAGAAGAAATATTAGATCCTGTTAAAAAGAGATAAGTGAATGCCGAGGTAAACGAGTAGATTGCGAAAGGCTACTCGTCACCGTAGAGCGTAGAGGGTGAATAAATATAATCCCTCCAAGAGTGCCCGACAGCCAGTAAAAGGTTGTCTTTTTTATTGGTTGAAAACGTACGCCGAACTTATAGGAAACTATAAGAAGCAGAGGATAAAAAGCCTTTGCGATAACAATTAGATCACTCTAGCAGGATGTTTCTTTGACGAAGTTGTGCTTATGGTTCGTTCATTTGTTAACCAAGCAACTGGCCGTTGTTCTGTTGAAGGTTCAAAAGTCTGGTTTAACTGTAACCCTGGTGGACCATATCATTGGTTTAAAACAGAATGGTTAGATAAGGCGAAAGAAAAGAATTTACTACACATTCGCTTTACAATGGACGATAACTTATCCTTGTCTGAAAAAGTAAAACAGCGATATTACAAGATGTATAGTGGCGTCTTCTTCAAACGATACATTTTAGGGCTTTGGGCAGCTGCTTCTGGACTTATATTTGACATGTTTGATGAAGATAAACATAAAGTTCCTACAATTGAAAGAGAGTACGTTGAATACTTTGTCTCTTGTGACTATGGTACACAGAATGCTATGGTTTACGGTTTGTGGGGTAAGTGCATCGAAAAAGGCGAAGAAGTATGGTACAAGGTGAAAGAGTACCGTTATAGCGGTAGAGAAACAGAAAAGCAGAAAACAGATCAAGAATACTACGAAGACTTTGAAAAGTTTGTAGGGGATTTGCCAATCCGTGGAACTGTAGTTGACCCGTCCGCTGCTTCTTTTATAGCTTTATTAGTTAGAAATAAACGAAAAGTATATAAGGCCCGAAATAATGTTAAAGAGGGTATTGGTAATGTCGGTGTTGCGCTAAACACGGGCATTATTTATTTTAACGACTGCTGTAATGAAACATTTAAAGAGTTCGCATCTTATATATGGGATGAGAAATCTGTAGAACGTGGTGAAGATAAGCCGCTGAAAGAGAATGATCACCATATGGATGAAACAAGATACTTCATTAATACAATCATATTTGGATTACGTAAAAAGAAGAAAAGGAAAAGAGGTGAAGCAGCTTAATGACAAATAAAAGGAAAGTTAGTGCGAAGGTAATTAAGGCAGCGGGAACAAATACTCAAGTGTTATCCCGTCAGCAAGAGAGCGAGAACGAAAAGTATGCTGTAAATGGCATCATTGAACCGCCTTATAGAATTGAAGACTTACAACAGATTAGGGAAAATAGTACAATTCTAGGTCAATGTATAGATGCGTATAAGCGAAATATAGCTGGATTTGGTCATGAAATGAAGTATAAACAAGAAGATGACCAGGAAACTCCTGAAATGAAGGCAGAGTGGACGCTAGTTGATACAGAAATTATTCCTTTATTTAGTTTTGACAAGCCATTCAAAGAGATTCTTGAAACTGCTATTGATGATAAAGAGACGACTGGCAATGGTTATATAGAAGTTATTCGTAATTTAGAGGGAAAACCTGCTGAATTAATAAATATGTTACCGCAGTACATGAGAGTGACACGTAAGGATAATAAACCTCAAGATGTAACATATTTAGTAAATGGAAAAGAAATTAAGCGTAAGAAGGTATTCCGTCGATATGTACAACGAGTCGGAGCAGTAGATACTTACTTTAAAGAGTTTGGTGATCCGCGTTTCTTAAATAAAGAGACTGGTGAGTTTTCCGAAGTTTCGTTAGGAGAGAAAAATGCTACTGAAGTTCTCCATTTAAAGATTGGTAATGGACCATACGGAATTCCACGTTGGGTATCGCATGTTGTTCACATGGTTGGCGCGAGGAAGGCAGAAGAATTAAACCTGCGTTATTTCAAACAAGGGCGTCATATTCCAATGGCTATCTTATTGAAAAATGGGATTTTATCAGATGATAGTGAAGCGGCCATAGCTGATTACGTTTCGAATGTTGAAGGTGAGGATAATCAACATAAATACCTTTTGTTACAAGTAGAAAGTGCTGAAGAAGGCGTTGTAGGTGATACACAGCCTAATGTAGATATTGAATTAAAATCACTAGCAGATATCCTGCAAAATGATGCTCTATTCCTTGAGTATGATGAGAAGTCACGTCAAAAGGTACAATCAGCATTCCGTTTACCTGACGTGTATGTTGGTTATATTCGAGATTTTAACAGAGCAACTGCTGAATCTGTTCGTGAAATTACAGAGGAGCAGGTATTTGAGCCTGAACGTAATAACTTAGAGTTCATTATCAATAATGTCCTGCTGCTCCCATATGGTTTAAAACACGTATACGTGAATTTACGTAAGTCTGAGATTAGTAACACTGAGGATATGGTTAAAACCATTGAGGTACTTGCTGATAAGGGTGGCTTAACATTCCAAGATATACGTAATATTGCTGGTAATATGCTAAATAAAGAGTTCTCAGATTACGATATGCCAGAAGCAGACCAACCTGTAGCACTAGTATTAGAACGTCATCGTAAAGTAAGTGGTTGGGAAAAAGGTCTGAGTGAGAAGTTGCAGAAGTCAGTTGATAGCGGTTCAAATGAAGACTTAATCAATGTAATGAAAGACCTACGTGACTTACTGGAGTCGATGCAAGATGCAGAAGATTGATAAGTTACTAGATTCATTAAATGAGTGGATTGAAAAGGCTGAAACTGACGATTTTACTGCTTCATTACCTGCTGATCTAGAAGTATTGGACATGTTGCCAGGATACGTTGAGGAATTTGAAAAGGAAATTGCTAAACTGCTTCGTAAGCAGAAGAAATACTTCGTCGATGGGATTAAGAATTATACGAAAAAGGATGCTGTAGAGAAGGGTATCAAGATAAAGGATATTATCGACTTTGTTACTGGTAGCCTATTTGGAGCAGATACATTCGCTAAAAGCTTGAGCAAAGCTGCTAGAAAGTTTCTTGATTACACGATGAAAGATATGACGAAAGCTTTCATGGATGCAATTGACCCGGATATCCAGTTTAATATCTTCTCAAAACGTACTACAAAGTGGATTGATAGTTGGTCTGATGAATTAGGTAAGATCATGAAGATAAACTCTCACAAAGCTGTAGAGCGTATTTTAAACGAAGGATTGGAGCAAGGGAAAGGCATAAAAGAAATAACAAGAGAACTTGCGAAGCTTCCGGAATTCGACCGTAAAAGGGCGAAGACTACAGCGCAGACAGAAGTCCTTGCAGCATGCTCCGCTTCTCAATTTGAATCATATCGCCAATCTCCTGCTGTTACAGGTAAGAAGTGGCGTCATAGCGGTGCAAAGAATAACCAACCTCGTGATAATCATGTGGCGTATGACGGTACAACGGTTCCGGTAGAGGAAGAGTTCGAACTGCCCGGATCAGGTGAGAGGTGTATGTTTCCTCGTGATAGCTCTTTATCTGCTAAAGAGAGAGTTAACTGCAAATGTGTTATGTCTCCAGCAGTAGATAACAATATATTAGGCCTATCAGAAGAAGAGAAACAGAAGATTAGGGAAGAAACTTTGAAGGAGTTGAACAAGAAATGAAGACTTCTAAAGCTAAAATGATTCGTATTTGAAAGGAGGTGAATAAATGAAAAAACGTAAGCTGAAGAACTTGCAGGTTTCACATGTCTCTTTTGTAGAGAATGGAGCAAACCAACGTAAGTTCTTTTTAACGAAATCAGAAGAACAACCAAACTTTGAAAAGCCTGTGAAGGTTATTAAGTCCGATGATGAAGCAGAACGTCTCGTCTATGGGATTGTATATGAGCCGGATACAATCGATGCTCACGGAGATTTCGCAGATGCTAAGACAATCGAAAAGGCAGCGCATGAGTTTATGCTCAAATACCGCCAAATCGATAAGAATCACGACTTTGTAGCAGGGGTTGGAGAAGTTGTTGAATCATATATTGCACCTGCTGATATGGAGCTTAATGGCGAACCTGTAAAGAAAGGTACATGGATCCTTACTACGAAAGCAGATGAGGAAACATGGGAAGCTGTTAAGAAAGGTGAGTTCCAAGGCTATTCCCTTGCAGGAGTCGCTGAAACAGAAGTGATTGGGGAAGAAGTAACTAAAACTGAAGAGAAGCAGAAAGAATCCCTTTTTCAATTATTGAAGGGATTTTTTAATGGGCAAAAACAAGCTGAAGTTGCTAAAGAAGAGGAAACATTCCTTTCAGTGGTAGAAAAAGCTGGGAAGAAAATTAGCGCTCCAAATATGGCTGATATAGATGCAGCTATTGAATCATTAACAAATCTAAAAACACGCGTCATACCGTCATCGGAAGGCGCAGGAAGTGAGGAAAACAATATGGAGTTTAATCAAGAACAATTTGAAAAGACATTAACTTCAGCAGTAGAAAAGGCTGTAGGCCCAATCAAGGAAGAATTAGCTTCTGTTAAGAAACACCTTAATCTTGATGAGGAAAAAACAGAAGAAGATATCAAGGTAGAAAAAGCTGTGGAAGCTGCTACCGCTCCATTACGTGAAGAAATTGAAGCGTTAAAGAAATCTCAAGGTATTAGCAATCAGCAAGATACTGATGTTGTTGAGAAAGCAGAAGTAAAAAAATCTGTATGGAATGGCTTACTGTAAGCCTGAAGGAGGAAAACATATATGACACTTAATAACAAAACAATTATTGAAAAAGCGGACGTTACTCTTGCCACGTTAGCTAGTGGCGGTTTAATGAATCCTGAGCAAGCTGATACATTTTTACGTATGGTGCAAAGCGCCCCTACGATTTTAAAAGACTCTCGATTTGTTCAAATGGCTTCAGACACACGTAAAATTGAAAAAATCGGTTTTGGTTCTCGTATTCTACGTCCAGGTGTAGAAGGAACACCATTAAAAGATTCTGATCGTTCTGCTCCAACAACTAGCACAGTTACATTAAATGCAAAAGAAGTAATCGCTGAAGTGCATATTACTTATGACACGTTAGAAAATAATATTGAAGGTAATAACTTGCAAAATACGATTATGCAGATGATTGCAGAGCGCGCGGCGTTAGATATTGAAGAATTAATTATTAATGGTGACAAATCTTCTGCTGATACGTATTTAACATTACTAGATGGTTTACGTAAACAAGCGACTTCACATGTAATTGATCATGCAGCTGGTGCATTCTCTAAAGATGTATTTAAGAAAGCTTATAAAGCTGTTCCTGCGAAATACCTTCGCAATCCTAAAGATTGGAAGTTCTATACTTCACATGGATTAGAAGTTGAATGGAAAGACCAAGTTGCAGCACGACAAACAAACCTTGGTGACTCCTCACTTCAAGGCGGTTTAGCTTCAGCGTATGGTGTTCCTGTAGATGGTATTGCGATGTTACAACCATACACTGATGAAACAAATACTGTATCTGATATTCTATTAACTCATCCTAAAAACATTGTAGTTGGTATGAGCCGAAATATCCGAATTGAAGTTGATAAAGATATCCGCGCTCGTAAGTTCATCATTGTTTTAACTGCTAAAGTGGATGCTAAATTTGAAGAGGAAGATGCAGTAGCGAAAGTTATCAAAGTTAAGGAGTGATGACTTTTGAATTACTATGCTAAATTAATAGTTGGTAAAACATATGACGTCCATGAACGTCTTTTTTTATTGGGCCAAGAAGAGAAGGTTACAAAGAAAACCTATGATTATCTAAATGGTAATGAACAATTTTCAGTTCGAAAAGAAGGTAGCAAATCTAAAGGAGAGGAGTGATAAGTATGCCACTTATTACTGCTCAAGAAGTAATTGATTACACTGTATTACCTGAAGTGAAAAAGCGTCCTGTTCCTTTATTGGAGCAGGACATACTTGAAGCAGATACAGAGATTTATAATCTCTCTAAAATAGATTTTAGTGATAAGACGAAATATCCTGAGGTTCCAGCAGAGGTGAAGTTAGCGTGTAAGAAATTGGCACAGTATTACGCTTATACAAACGCTGATACAACTGCAATGAAGGGTATTAAGTCTGAAAGTATTGGTAGTGGTGATTATTCTTATACAAAGGATAGTTCCAGTATCATAAAACCTTCTGTATTATACCTTTTGCAAAAGTTTATGGATCATAAAGGTAAAAATAAAATCACATTCAAAATGAGGGCGATTTAATGTCTCTTCAAGGTATGTTTGTTCACGAATGTGATATTTATCATTTGCAGAAGGAAACAAAGCCTGGGAAGTACGGGCAACCAGGAGAAGAGGTTTATTCATACAAAGATTCTCCTGATATAACAGAACAAATCTGCTACTTTGCAGAGAATGTGGCAGTTGCTAGACCTACTGCAATACAATCTGCGCCGAACCAATTAAATGAACAGCATACACGAGTGCTATTTATGCCTGATACAGATATAAAACATAATGACAAGGTAATCAAGAAGAATACTAATGTCGTTTACTATATACGTAATCCCTTTCCAGTAGTGCATCCACTTACTGGTGAGGTTTCACATATAAAAGCCACTGCGGAGAGGAAGAGTGAACCATGGCTAGCCAAATAACGACTAGAGGATTTCGTGAGTTCAGTGCTAAGTTGAACCGTATGGCAAATGGATTAGATCAGAATGTAGCTTTATGGTTAGAAGCTAGTGGATTTCAATTTCTAGAAGAGGTACAAAATCAAATCATTTCATTAGCAGTTGTAGATACAAGACGACTGCTAAATTCGTTTGATAAAGGCGGAGACGGAAACGTGTGGCGCTCATCTGATGGTGGATTAACATTAGAGATTGGTAGCAACTTAAGCTATGCAAAATTACAAAATGATGGATGGCAGCAGGTAAGGAGATTTGTTCCAGGTAGATGGGAAGGACATAATTTCGAGTATGATCCACATGCACCTACCGGAATGATGCTTACTGCTAAATTTATTGAAGGTCGTCCGTATTGGGATAATGCAGTAGCAATATATGAGCGCATGTTCCAACGTTCATTTGACCGCCAATTTAAGCAATGGGTACAGAATGGAGCGAGATAATTATGTATGAGCAAATACATGGCTCTATGAAAGCTTTTGTATACGACAGTTTACCTGCTAATACATTCGCTTATCATGATCAAGTTCCAGAAGAACTAGTTATTCCATCGGTATATTATCCGATTTTATCTATAAATGATGATAAAACTTCAAAAGATCATTACACCTTACTATATACAATGGTAGTAAGGTTTTTTAATGCAACAACAGATAAGGCGATGCAAGAAGCAGAAAAGGTCGCTAATAAAATTAGAAGCAACAGTTACACAGTACATCTTCGAAATGAGGATGGTAGTGAATCGATTGATACGATTTATTTTCGGAGAGTAACAACTGCTCCAAGTGGAGTTGGTTCTGCGCAATTAACAATGATTTTTGAATACCAACAAGCTTATGTAAATTAAGGAGCGTGAAAAATATGGCTGAAACAGCTGGAACAGTTAAGAACAAAATGTACCGTGGTGATGAGTTTATTATCGCTGCTAAAATCAAGGATCAAACTAATCAGACAATATTAGTTAGACCATTTGACCAGACCGAAGACTCTCATAATATTGAAGCTGATGAAATTGAAGCAGAGTCAAAAGATAGATCATATTCCGATTATGGAAAAAGAAAAGAAACACGTTCGTTCTCTTGTACGTTAGCGGAAGGCGACCCGTATTATCCTGCTGTTAAGGCTGCCATTAGAAATGGTGAATATATGGAGATCTATGAAATCAATATGAGAACGAAAGAAGCAGAAGCTGGCAACTATATGATTACTTCTTTTGAACGTTCTTCATCTAACGGTGAATTTGTTTCTTATTCAGTTGAAGTAAAATTATCCGGATCTGTAAGAACAGAAACACTCACAGAAATCCCTAAAGGTGCAGGTCAGTAAAGGGCGGTTTTTACCGTCCTTTTTAAATTTGAAAATAACATCCAATTAAAAGGAGATTGATATAAATGCGTTTTGAAATCGATAAAAAGGAATACGAATTAAAACTTACTTTTGGAAACATCTATGAATTAAATAAAAAATATGAGGGCGGTTCAAACGAAGTTGTAATGGCTTGTATGCAAGGAGATTTAGAGCTGTTTGTTGATGCTATCTACTTTGGATTAATGCACACAAAAGAAGGATTTACACGCGATAAAGTCATGGAGAACATCGAAAAACAATTTGAAGAAGGGAAAATTTCTCAAGAATTCATTGAAGAACTTTTAAATGAGGTGGTAGCAGAAAGTACTTTCTACCAAAAGACAACAAAAAAGTTGAGAAAACAAATGAAGAAGCAGTATCTAGCCAAGAATCCAGAAGCGGCGGAGAACCCAGAGATGATGGAAATGGTAGAGGAAATGTTCGGGAAGGTCGAAGAATAAGAGAATTTACTCGCGAGGACTTAGACAAAGTTCAACAAGATGGGTTTAGATATTTAAAATTATTGCCTAGCGAGGTTATGGCGCTTACCCCTCGTGAATTCGAAAATTTGATGATAGGTCGGAATGAGCAACACCTTGATGAGTTACAAACAAATAGCATGTTTGCCCTTATGATGCGTGTAGCCTATCATCATGATCCTAAAAAGAAATTAAAACCATCTGATTTATTCGACCGAAATAAGTTGAATGGAGAAAACAATCAAGATTTAACGATAGAAGAAAAAATGCAAAAAGCGCAAGAGCATATGCAATTCTTACAAACTCTCAACTTCAATTAGAAAGGAGGGAGAGGATTTGGCCACACAAGAAGAATTAGTTGTTCAGTTTAGGGCTGAAACTGATCAAATGCGTCGGGAGATTCAACAGATGCGTCGTGAAATGAACGATTTTGTCACATCAACCAGTCGAAGCTCTAGAGAATATCGACGTAGCATTGAAAATATGGGGAATGCTAACAGTGAATATAGTCGTAGATTAAGGCAAATGAAATATGAACAACGAGAAGCTATGAAGCCTCATATTGAAGAACTAAAACGAACTAAACTCGCTTATTTAGATGCTGCTATGAGCATGGCAACATATTCTGGTAGCGCCCAGGATTTAATTGCTCAGGTTAATAGAATTGGTAAAGCAGAAAAAGCCGCGAATGATGAAATTATGAAACTAGACAGAATGAAACAAGCTAGTATTTTGCAAACCATCGGTATGTTGAATAATATGTCTACAACATCAAGTAAACTACAAGGTAACTTGCAACGTATGGGTAATCCATTATACAACGTTTCTAGAGGTGCTTTAGCAGCAACAAATGCAATGGAACGATTGGCGAATAGAAGTAGTGCTGCTCAGTTAGCTTTAGAATTTCTTGGACCTACTGCGAATATGAAACAGTTAAATGATCAAATTCGTATTATTAACCAATCTGTTATGGGAATGGGACAAGCATTTTTAGTCGTTGGTGCTGGAGCAGTTATGTTTTATGGCAAGTTGCATAAAGCTAATATGGAAATGAACCCTAAATACGCAAAAGCATATAAAGACATGATGGAGTCACTTACTGAAGCGTTACAGCCAATGAGGGATGCGTTTGCTGCTTTAATGATACCTATATATAATTTTGTTAACACAATGGCAAAAATGGTCATCGCATTTAATGAAGCACATCCTACTTTAGCGAAATTCATTCAAGGGACAATGATGCTCGTTCCAGCCTTAACACTCCTATTGCTGCCATTAGGTGCAGGAATGGGATTATTAAAAGGGTATAGGGCGGCGTTTGCTGCTTTATGGATGATTATTAAACCAGCAGTAATGGTGTTAGCTATGGCGAGTCCTGTAGCATGGGCGCTAGCAGCTGCGATAACTGGTTTAGCTTTAGGGTTTACTTATGCTTATAAAAATATAGAACCATTTAGGAACGCAGTAAATAACGTGATAACCGTTTTTAAAGCGTTTTGGCAAGTTTTACAAGGGAATAGTGATGGTGCAGCTAGTATGCTCGCTTCTCTAGGGATGTCACCAGAGAATACTAGAGCAATCATATCATTTGGTGAAACAGTTCGAGGGGTAATTGAAACAATTAAACAAGTTTTTTCAAGCTTTGCAGTATTCATGCAAGGCATTTTTGCGTTGTTTGCAGGTGATGAAGAAAATGGAACAGCATTATTAAAATCGCTAGGGATGAATCAGGCAACAATTACAACGGTTGTTAATACTGTATCGTCTATCAAGCAAGCAATAAGCGAATTTTTAAGCGAAATCTGGTCCTTCATGACTGCGATCGGAACCCAAATAGCCCAGTTTTGGCTAGAAAACGGTAGTCAGATAAAACAAGCCTTTTCTGATTGTTGGTCCGTAGCGAGTGAAATCATAAAGACGATAATGCCGATTATAGTTGCTGTATTCCAATTTGCGTGGCCGATTATAAAGGAAATCGTGATTGGAACGCTAGAAGCGATACGTGATTTTATACAAGGAATTCTAAAAGTTATACTCGGAATCGTGAAAGTTTTTTCTTCCCTTTTTACTGGCGATTGGGCTGGAGTTTGGGAAGGGGTTAAGGAAATTTGGTTCGGAGCACTAGAAGCGATTTGGGGTTACTTGCAATTGTGGGGTGCTGGGAGAGTCCTAAAGTGGCTTGGTAAATTTGGAAATGACATAGGTCGGTTATTCGGTAAATTTTGGGGAGATATAAAGAAGATTTGGAATGATGCTCTTGCAGATCTATATGTATTCTTCGGTTCAAAATTAGAAACTATAACCCGTCTAGCACAAAGTTGGGGCGGTATGTTCAAAAATTTCTTTGTTGGAATTTGGGACGCTATTATAGGCGGAATACAAAACAAAATGAACAATGTAGTTTCAGCTATTGGATGGGTGCTAGGGCAAGCGGTAAATACAGTCCAGCGTTTTGTAGGTTACTTTTTCACGATTGGCCAACAAATAATCTCCGGAATGATTAATGGTATTTACAGTTATGCCAATAAACTCATAGATCAGGTGTTTAACATTGGTCGTTCCATAAAAGATACTATTACCGGATTTTTCCGTATCCACTCTCCTTCACGTGTGATGAGAGATATAGGGGTATACGTAGGTCAAGGTTTAGATCAGGGAATGGATAGTATGATAAACCCGCTAGTACGTACTGCGTTAGATATGGCAACTGCTGTTAAAGATGGATTTTCTAGTTTGACCGATTCAATTCAAATGGGTGATATTCTTCCTGGTAGTGTAGTAGCTCCTGTGATTCCTTCTATTTCAGGAAGTTATAAGGCTCCATCGTATGTATCTGGTGTTAATTCCTCATCAGATTTCGGGCAACAAGCAATGATTAACTCCCAATCAGCTAATGTTGCAAGTCAAAATGACAATAGATTAGTGGCAGCTGCAGTTAAAAATCTAGGTGACAAATTAGATAATCTACAAGTTGTTATGGAAGGTGAAACAGTAGGACGTATTGTACGACCTCATGTAAATGAAGGGAATGCAGTCGAAAACGCAGTAAGGAGGTATTTCTAATGGACGTGCAAATCACAAGAATGAATGGACAAACTATGAAACTATCTGACATAAACGTCCAGGTGCAAGACTTCCGTGTGGGATCGATTGAAATGCGTCCTACCTATATAGATGTAGAAGGCGCAAGCGGAAGAATTAGCACAGGATCTACTTATGGGGTACGGAATATAACTGTACCCTTTTATTTTAAAGCGCAGGATTTATTAGATGTAGCAATAACGAGAGATAAACTATTTGAAATGATACTAAGTACAGAACCTTTCTATGTTCGTGAATTACGCCGATTAGAGTATCAAAATGGAGATAATCTGATTGTTAGTGGCAAACGATATAAAGTAAATACCTCCTCTACATTCGATATAGATCAGCAACTCAAATATGGATTTGGTGAATTAGAATTTGAAACAGCAGACTTGCCATTTGCTGAATCGATTGGCAAGTCATCAGATATTCAACGTGATGGAGTTAATCCAGGGAGTGGATTATGGGGAGCTGGTATGGGAATTATCAGTGATCCTGCTTCAAGGGTATATAAACATAAAGCCGTAGCAGGTCAACGATTTCAAATTTTCAATCCTGGTAACATTCCAGTGCATCCTTTTGAACAAGAATTAAAAATAACAATTAGTGATGTGGCTGGTAGCACAGCAGGATTTATGCTTAAGAATCATACAAACCTTAGCACTGCAACAATAACGTCAGCTTTATATATTACAGACACAATTATTTACTCAGGTCCGAATATTGGTAGGAATGGGTTATCTTTTTTAAGGAATACAAAGAAGGATTTCATTGAACTTGTACCAGGGTGGAATACCTTAGAAGTGTTTAATTGCACCTCAGCAACAATAGAATTTGATTTTAGGTTTTACTACAAGTGAGGTGATTTAATATGTATGTACGTGATTTAGAAAATATAGAGTATATCACACAAACAACTTATTTAATTGAAGAAGAATTAAATGGGAATTGTGTGTTTTCTGCAAAGATACCTCCTAATAAAGTGAATTTAACATTTCTTAATAGACTCTCAGAAATGTGGACTTTAGTCGATGATAATGAAACGGAATACAAAGTTGTTTACCTGAAGAAACAGGGTGAAGGGCAAACATTAACTGCTGAGATTAAAGCGGTACCGAAATTTTATGATGATTTCGACAGCGGTCGCGTGTATGAAGAATATAATCAATCCTTTACTGCCAATGCTTGCTTTGCAACTATTTTCAATGGAAGTGGCTATGTTTATCAATTAAACGGAAGTTATAACTCGTTACAATGGGAAGGATTTGGTGGTGGATCTACCCGACTTGAAATGTTTAAAGATGCATTGAATCGTTATGGAGCAGAATTCAAGGTACTCGGCAAGGTTGTAACGATTGAACCGCAAATCGGAGTTGACTTAAACGTCATGTACCGCCATAGATTGAATGCTTCAAATATAGTTCAAGAAGTTGATGCATCAGGTTTTTGGACATACGCTAAAGGTTATGGTGATTTTACAGAAGAAGATGGATGGCAAGGTGCTAAATTGATTCGTGAGTATACATCACCGCTTGCAAGTATTCCTGGAATCGGGGTGCGTCACGCACCACCTTTAAAAGACGGTCGTATAAAATTAAATGCAACAATGGAAAACAGTTTAAAAAAGATTGTGAATGAAAGTTTAAAAATTAGCGTAACTGCCGATATACATGATTTAACGAAACAGAAATACCCGATTGCTCAGAGTGGACTTGGTGATCGGGTATTTCTAATTGATGAAAGAATTGGATTAGATGCAGAAGTACGTGTTGTAAATCGGAGTGTATTACGTGATTGGCGCGGGAATATACTGGATGTTCAATTGACCTTTGGGAATCAAGACATTACCAAAAGGTATCAGTCTAATTTAGATCATGCCGCTAAAACAATTAATGATTTGATAGAGGGGCGAGAAAAGCTCCCAATCAATGCGATGGCAGCGGAAGTTGCGAATGTCACGAGCATGATTTTAGGTGTAACTAGTGAATTAGATATCACACCACAAGGGTTAATTGCGAAGGATAAGAATAATCCCAATTATGTTGTAGTCTTGAATAGTGCCGGATTAGGTGTAAGTACTGACGGAGGAATGACCTTTAGGAACGCAATCACTGGCCGAGGTGTTGTTGCGGAGCGTATATTAGCAGGCGAAATTAAAGGTTCTACACTGCGCACTGATAGCGGGTCTAACTACGTTCATATCGAAAAACAATTTATACGCTTGATGGAGTCGAATTTAACACGGCTATACCTTGGGTACTATACGAATTCCGTCAATCAACTACAGCCAACGATTGTATTAGGTGGGGATTCAAGTTTTCAAGATGGCTCTGTTGTTCTTAGTCAACAACCAACGCAAGGATTCTTAGGAATAATAAACGGTAAAGATTCTAACGGAGACCCGTATTTCGTAAGCTCAGTTATGTTTAGAAGATCAGGCGATTTAATCCTAAAGGGTGGCATGAATGGGTCTGTAACCGTTAACTCGGGTAAAGGTATAAATAATTACGCAAATGGTGGATCGTATTGGGTAGAAGCTACTGATGGTATCGGATTAAAAGGCGGAAATAAAAGTGTATTGATAGACAGTCGAACCGCTATTGTTTTCAGCTTAAACGAAAAAAATATGCTTGATGTAGTGGATAACAATGGAGAAACAGATTTACGGTTCCAAACATTAACGCTAAGAAATGGAACAGCGGCTAGCTATGCGGGGAAATTACAAGTTAAATCTGGTTCAGGCACTTCTTATTCTCCTGTAGTAGCAAGTAATTTTGAAACATCATCGCAACGTAAGTATAAAACCAATATTCGAGATGTACAGTTCAGTGCTTTAGAAAAAATTATGGCTTTAAATATTCAACAATACAATTTGAAAACAGACATGGAACAGCTGTATGAAATGCGGATGAATCGTCAAGCAGACGATGAGACAGTATTAACAACAAAGGATATTACAACTAGATACGGTTGGATTGCAGATGATGAAAATAATCCTGAGTGTTTCGTTACAAAAGAAAGAAATGCCGCTGAGATATATTCATCTTTAGCTATTCAGATTAGAGCGTTCCAGGAAGAAAAGATTGCGAAAGATAAAGAAATTGATGATTTAAAGACCAAAATTAAGGCATTTGAAGATAAATTAGCGTTATTAGAACAAAAATTATCATAAAGGGGTGAGTCGATTTGGCAGAAATACTTAAAATAAGAGAAATAACAATTGATACCATGCAACAAAAGGATTTCAATGTAAAAGAAGAGGAACTAAAGCTCATCCGGTTTTACCAGAATGATTTAAACTCTGCCAAACTATTAATCAATGTTACTCACGACAAAGTGGTGACAGACTTTTCATCAGCAACAAGTGTACAAATTGCATTTTTAAAGCCGGATTGTAAACGCGTATTTCAAGATGTGCAGAATGTGAATCAAATGCAGGGTAAGTACTATGTTGTATTAAGTACACAAACTCTGATTGCTTACGGTAATGTCATTGCGCAATTGAGGTTCACTTTCCCGAATAACAAAGTAATTGAAACTTGTAAATTCGCATTTACAGTAGATGAATCAATAATGTCTGATGATGCAATGAAATCTACAAATGAATTTCCAGTAATACAAAAAGCGATTGAAGCAGGAAAGAAATTTGAAGGTGTAGATATTGACGGGATTATTGCAGCAGGTGCGAAGGCTGATGCAGCATTACCAAAAACAGGCGGTACTATGACAGGTGACCTTCGTATAGAACAAGGGAAAATATTCCGATTCCTTAACGCTGCTAAAACTGCTACAGTGTCTTCCTTGGGAGTAGACAGTAACGGTGTATGGTATGCATGGTCAGATGTAGCTGCACAAGGCGTATTCAGATACGATCCTTCTAGTAAGTATTTCAACATGCAAGCAGATACAAATCTCGTAAAGAAAACAGGGGACACGATGACGGGTTCGTTGACATTCGACTCTCCCTTCACTGTAAGAGGTTCAGGTGCTTCATGGGATATGCGTCCTTATGCTTCAGGGCAATACTCCAAAGGTATGCGACACACGATTAACACGACTAATAACTTCTACGCTATAGCTCCTATAGATGAAGCAGGAGCAGCTAACTGGAGTAATCAGGCATCACTATATGGAAATACAGGTGTGTGGGACGTGAAGGACATCAATGTCAGAGGTGGCAGTGCGTCCAATGTTGTAACTAAGAATAAAGACGGACAAGCTAATTTAACTCTGACAGCTGATGCTACAAACGCCAATTCCGGGTATATGCCTTTAGCAGAAAGAAGAGGGAACACTGTAACAATGCGTATGGAAATCATCCGAAATTCTGGTTCTTCTAATTCGCTAGTATGTACGTTACCAGCTGATATGCGACCTCCTATCACACTAAGTTTTATCTGTATGGCTAATGACGGAACTCCTGTATCAGTCAATATATCTTGGAATGGAAACATTGACGTGTATACGGCAGGAAAACAAGTGAAGATAGTAGCTACTTACGTAGTAAATTAAGGAGGGAAACCACATGGCTAAATACTACGGTTATTGCTATGACGCTGAAGGGAAATTCACTGAGATGATTCCTCTAGAAGAAAAGGCAATCACGGAAAAACAAACGTTTTATAGAGAAGAAACGAAAGAAATTGTAACGGAAGAAAAGCTTTGTGAGCTTCATCAATCGATTGTGGACGGTACTTATGAGCCGGATCAAGAGAATGTGGAAGAACCGATTAGTAAGGAAGAATGCCTTGACTGTGTAATGGAACATATAGAGTATGAAACTATTAAAGTGCCATACGAAGAAGCGGTTGTTATAGGTTATGAACCGGACATTCCTGCAAATTGCACTTTAGATATTCCGCCTGATGGTATCTATTATCCATTATTTAAAGATGGTAAATGGATAAAAACAGTAGAACCGACACCTGAAGAACCAAAGCCTGAAGAACCTTCAGAGTTAGAAAAAATCAAACAGCAATTAGCTGATATTCAGAAAGAACTCGAGGATATCAAAAATCAGAAGCCACTAATTCTTGATGAACCGGAAGTACCGATAGCATTCGCAGCGCCTATACAAGATACACCAGATTATGAACACGAAATTAATAAAATTAAGCAAGTCATTCCGAATTTAGGAGAGAAAATTGTTGATTTGCATAGTCGAATAACTGATTTAGAGAACAAAGAGCAGGTGTAATTGACTGGTCTTTTTTTATTTTTAGAAAAGGAGAGGAAAAGATGGATCGTATTGATGTATTAATGAAAACATTTATAGCTACCTTCGGAGCTTTTTGCGGGTACTTTTTGGGAGGATGGGATACAACATTGAAAGTTCTAGTTATCATGGCAGCTATCGACTATATCACAGGAGTATTCGCAGCAGGTTATAACGGAGAGTTGAAAAGTAAAGTTGGTTTCAAAGGCATCGCCAAAAAGGTGGTGCTTTTTCTTTTGGTTGGAGTGGCAGCGCAGTTAGATTCAGCGTTTGGAAGCAATAGTGCCATTCGTGAAGCGACAATTTTCTTCTTCATTGGTAATGAATTGCTATCACTTTTAGAAAATGCAGGGCGTATGGGGATCCCTTTACCTTCAGCATTAACGAATGCAGTTGAAATTCTAGGCGGCAAACAAAAACAAGAAATCAAAAAGGGAGATGTTGAATAATGAGAGTATCAAGCCATGGAGGACACAATGCTATTGTACCTGGAGCTAATTGGGGGAATCGTAAAGAGCATCTAATGGATCGTGAGTGTAATAAGGATTTCATTAACAAGTTGCGTGCCCTAGGTCATTCTGTAGAGGACGACACTGACGATGTAGGCCGTTCAGCAAATGCTATTGTAGGGAACCAAGTTAGGAATATCAATGATAGACCTAATGATGTAGGATTCGCTTGGCATCTTAATGCATCTAATGGAGAAGGTCACGGAGTAGAAGTGCTTTGCTACTCTGCAAAAGAAGCGCCTATGGCAGCTCGTATTTCAGCAGAAATCGCTAAGCGTACTGGATGGAAAGACCGTGGCGCTAAAATCCGTCCAGACATCGGAGTAATTCGTTCAAGTAACTGCCCATTCTTCCTTGTAGAGGCGGGTTTCATTGACAATGATGAAGATATGGCTAAGTGGAATGTTGATGCAATTACTTCAGCGGTAATCTTTGCTTACTTTGGGCAAGAATGTGGAGGAATAAGCCCTGTTCAACCAATTAAACAGAACACCATCCAAACGGGGGCGTTCTCACCATATGAGGTCCCTGATGTAGCGGGAGCTATGAAATCTCTTAATATGACAGGTACATTTCTTCTCCAAGGAGATGGATTAACTTTCGTAGTAACAGATCCTACGAGTGATACGCAATTAAAAGCAATGAAAGAATATCTTGACCGTAAAGGTTGGTGGTATGAAGTTAAATAAAACAAAAGAATAGTTTGATGAACAAAAAAGAGCCGTCATTTTACGGCTTTTTTTATTATAAATCAGATATTTTTCTAACTTGTTTTCCCTTCTTCTTAAAAGCCTTTTTATTTTCTTTGTACTCTTGTTTTATCGAATATGGGTTGATACATAAAAAAAGAGCATTTGGACAATGCTCTTTTTTGTTTTATACTAATTAACTTAAAGATTCAATTGGTTTATGATGAAATTCAAACCCATAACCTGCTTCACCTAATTGTTCACTTACCATGTTATAAAACTTCTTACCATAGTAACTAGGAACATGTTGTGCATACACTTGAATGATAAAATACTTTCTGCCAGCTGTATTAGGAACTTTTTCATATATTTCTTCACTTTCAATAAAACCTAAATATGTATTGATTTTATCTTGTAAAAGTAAAATATGTTCACCTTCTATTTCTTCATTTTCCCAATTTAAAGCATCAAATATCGTTAAATATACATTATTTTCATTTTCATCATCTATTAAAACTAAATCGACTTGATCTGTATCATGTAGCGCCATATGAAAGCCTCCTTATTTTTCTTTTCTTATTACATTTATTTTAGTTGGTGGGATTTCCTCTAAATGCTCAAATGGCGGTTTATTCCTACTTTTAACAATCGCGCCAGATTCCTCAATTTCAGGGAATGCTTTTTTCTGATTCTTTGTAAGAGGTGCTGTCATTGATGATTTTAATTCCACTAAATCAATCTTCCCGTTAGGATCTTTACCTCCTATATCTATACGTGTTCTTACCCCTGATTTTGTTTCAACAGTTATTTGTTCCGTTATTTCTGATTTAGGCTTTTGTTGTTTGATAGACTCGAACATTTTTGTCTCATATTCTTTTCCTGTTATCTGATTTGCTTTTAAGGTTTTTCGTTGTTTTTCTAATTTTGCTGCTGCATCTATACCATCGGCAACTTTTTTAGCGCCTTTAACAACTTTAATTCCTTTACCAACTGGAGTAAGACCTGCTACAAGCATTACCCCTGCAAGCCCACGTTCCCATCTTGAAAGTTTCTCACCAGTTTCAGGGTCGACACCTTCCATAACACGTTTTGCATCATATTCACCAGTCAATTCTCCGGCTATATCACGAGCTAATTTCCCGCCATCAAATCCTTCTTCACTAGAGGGTTTACTAATAGCTGTATCTTCTTCTAGTGTAACATCTTGATTATCTGTATTGCGAAATTTCTCGGCGATTCGCTTCAAATCTTCTTCTACTTGTACAATCGAATTGATAGATGTAAAAGCTTTTGGTTTCGCATCGTTGAACATTTGAATGAAATGTTGATTAGAAGCACCGATCCATTGAGAACACAAATGATCAATTTGATTACATAAATTATTATGTATGGATTCTAATGCGTGTCTGGTATTACTTGCACGATTTGCAACTTCTTCTAGCATTTCAGGCGTTACCTTGATTTGAACCATTTTTCCCCTCCTTCTCCCAATTAAAATTATGAGATAAAAAGAAAAAAATGTAAATACGGAAAATTTAGATTAGTATAATAATATTTATGTGAAATAAAATCTGTTTAATTGTAAATAAAGCTTATGTGTATGTAAAGTAACAATAAGAGCCACGATTGTGAGCCGCCTTTTATTTTGCATCAATAATATCAATAAATTTCAACGTCATATTATTGTAAAATGCATCAGTGCAAAGTATTGATTTATTCAGCGGGTCAATATCAACAACGGTCATATAGTTAGTAAGTAAAAAACCACCTTCATAATATGTAATCAGTATTTCTTCTTCAGATAATAATGAACATAATAGCATGTTCTCGATCAGTTCTTGTTCATCCTGGGTTAATGTAGGTCTTTCTACCTTCGTCTTTTCTTTAACAATTTCACGGATACCAGCGAATTGCTCCGGCATCGCTGCGAATGGTTAACTCTACTATAATAAAAAGCGAATAGTATGTTTAATATACGAGCCTATTATTCTTTTTTATCACATTATATAATGATTAACTATATGTTAGTAATTTAGTATGTTATGTTTAAAATGTAAGGTGGGTTTTGTAACCGGAGGATAACTTCTATAAGGTAGGTGTAAAAATAATTGTAAGATTCAGTATGAAATCTAGAGGAGGAATTCTATGCGTGTACAAGAGATTTTGCTTGAGAACAGTAAGAAATATATGCTAATTGATGAAAAAGGGATTCCGATTGTTCCAGTAGTAAAGTATCTCAAATATTTGGACAGTACAGGTAAAAGTAGGAATACTCAAAAGACATACTGTTATGCCTTAAAACAATATTTTTTATATTTAAGAGAAACCGAGAAAAATTACAAAGAAATAAAACTAGAAGACTTAGCAGATTTTGTTGGTTGGTTACGTCATCCGTATACTAGTTTAAATGTAGCATCTATTACTCCTGTGAAATCAAAAAAGACTGAAAAAACAGTAAACTTAACCGTTACTGCTGTTACAAATTTCTATGATTATTTATACCGTAACGAAGAAATATCAAAAGACATGAATGAAAAACTAATGCGTCA